TACCGTGCCGGCCAGTGGATCAAGGCGACCTACGGCGGCGACGCCGAGGCCCGCCGGTGGTGCCACGATCACGGCGTCGAGGCCCGTGCGATGGTCGAGGGTGTCAACTCGGCTGGCGGGTTCAGCGTGCCTGACGAGCTCTCCAGCACCATCATCCGCAACGTCGAAACCTACGGGGTGGCCCCGACGGCGCTGCAGAACTTCACGATGTCCTCGGACGTCCTCTCGATCCCGAAGCGGGTTTCGGGCGTCTCCGGTGCGTGGCTCGGCGAAAACAGCGAGTTCACTTACTCGGACATGACGGGTACCCAGGTGCAGCTGGTCGCCCAGAAGTTCGGCGTGGCCACGAAGCTGAGCAACGAGCTCTTCGCTGACGGCATCGGGATCGCTGACCTGATCGCCAGCGAGCACGCCCTTGCCGTGGCCAAGGCCCTCGACGAAGCGGCGTTTATCGGTGACGGCACCTCGAGCTACGGCGGTCATCACGGCATCACCGTAAAGATCAACACCTCGTCCTACACGGCGAGCGTGGTGAGTGCTGCCACTGGCAACACGGGCTTCGAGACGCTCGACAAGGAAGATTTCCTGTCGGTCATGGCGAAGTGCCCGCGGTACGCCATCCCCGGTGCCCGCTGGTACATCTCGCCGGCTGGCTACCACGCTGCCATGCAGCGGCTCGACCTGGCCCAGGGCGGCAACGCTTCGGTGGCCCAGGGCTTCGGGCTGACGTTCATGGGGTATCCGGTTGTGCTCGTTCACGTCATGAACAGCACGCTGGGTGCGGACGCCAGCAAGATCAAGGTGCTCTTCGGCGACATGGCCATGGCGGGTGCTCTTGGCATCCGGCAGGGCTACCAGCTGCGGATCAGCCAGGAGCGTTTCGTGGAGCTGGATCAGACCCTCGTTTCCGGGGTTGCCCGCGCCACGGTTTCCTTCCATTCTTTGGGCTCAGCCAGCGAGGTTGGCCCGATGATCGCCCTCAAGACGCCTGCGGCCTGAACCTAACCCTGACCTTCACCCTCTCGGAGAGATGAACCCATGATTCCTGTTGCTGCAACGAAGAGTGTGGTGGCTGGCAAGGGCGCGGTGTACACGTCCAGCCAGACCAACACCCTGACGCTCGACACGCTGGGCTTCGATTTCGCGTCCATCGACGTGATCTTCGGACCGGCGGCGAGCACCTCGAGCGTGGCCCAGACGCTGACGCTCAAGCAGGGCGATGCGTCGAACGCCGTGACCGAGAACGTCACAGGGTTCACTGGCGATCTGAAGCCGGCGGCCTACGCCGGGCAGACCGTCACGGACACCATGACGATCAGCCGGCTGGAGGTGGATCTCAAGGGCAAGAAGCGATACCTGGCGGTGGCGGCCTCGCCCAACACCGACACGGTCATCGTCGTGGCGGCTCGCTTGGGCCGTGGCGAAGAGGCCCCCTACGACGCCACCAGCAAGGGCGTGAAGGTCAACACCGCCGGCTGACGCTTGACAGCACGAGCACAGTGGACGGCAGGCAGGGCATCACGCTCTGCCTGCCGTTCTCGTTTTTCGGAGGTGCCATGCTCGTCTCGGTTGGCGGCACGCAGGTCGACGTCCGTGTCGAGGCCATCATGTCGATGCCTCGGCTGTCGTTCACGGCCAATCATTTCGCATGGGCTCAGGCCCTCATGCCGCTTGGCATCCGCCCCACGATGGGCACTGGTGCGTTCTGGGACCAAGTCAACACGAGAGTGATGGAGCAATTCATCGACAAAGCGGAATACCTGCTGACCATCGACTACGACACGTTCTTTACAAAAGAGGACGTTGAGCAGTTGTTCGCCATGGCGATGACGTTTCAGTGCGACGCACTCACTGGGTTGCAGACAAAGCGTGAGGACGGCCGCCCGATGCTGACGCTCAAGGGCACGCTGGCCAATCCGCCAGAGGATCAGAAGGCTACGCTTCCCATGTCGTGGTTCATGGAGCCGGTGCAGGAGGTTGACAGTGCCCACTTCGGGCTGACCGTCATCAGCACGGCCGCACTCAAGCGAGCCAAGAAACCATGGTTTTGGAGCAAGCCCGATGCCAACGGTTCGTGGCACGACGGGCGACGAGATCCAGATATCTACTTCTGGGAGAACTGGCGAGAGAGCGGCAACCGTGTGTTCATCTCGCCACGTGTGATCCTTGGTCACGGCGAGTACGTCGTGACCTGGCCGGGCAAGGATCTTGGCACCCCGGTTTTCCAGTGGACAAGTGATTTCACAAGGGACTGTAAGAAGCCTGAGTCTGCATGGAGCCTGCCACAACCATGAAAATACGGATGGTTCAGTCGTTCCGCTTCTACCGGCGTGGGCAGGTGTTGCCAGACGTTCCTGATGGCATGGCTCAGGACTGGATACGCCGCGGCCGGGCCGTAGAGGACAAGCAGACAGAGATCGTCGAGACGGCCGCCGTCGAGCCCCAGGCGGAACGTGCAGACGCAACGCCACGCAAGCGAGGGAGGCCACGTGCAGTACCGCAGCCTGACACGACAGACCGCACCGGCAGTTGAGCCGGTGACGCTGAGCGAGGCAAAGGCCCACCTGCGTATCGACTCGTCGGACGAGGACACGCTGATCAGCACGCTGATCACGGCGGCTCGTGAGTGGTGCGAGGAGTACCTAGACCGATCTTTGATACATCAGCAGTACGTGATGCGGCTTGATTCGTTCCCATACGAAATTGAGCTGCCACGCCCGCCGATGGCGACGTCAGGGACGACGACGGCCCTGACGCTGACCTACACGCTGGGCGACGATTCCACGGCCGTCCTGGCTGCGACCGAGTACCGCATTGACCGCAACTCCACGCCGGGCGTGGTGCGGCAGCTGCGAGAGGGAACGTGGCCTGCAAACCTCGACGACCAGAACGCCATCACGGTCACTTGGTGGGCTGGCTACGGGTCAAGCGGCTCGAGCGTCCCGGCGGCCATCCGCTCGGCCATGCTGATGCTCGTGGCCCACCTCTGGCGAAATCGTGAGATGACGACGGAGGCGGCCCTGTCCGAGGTGCCGATGGGCACAAAGGCCCTGCTCGATTCCGCACGCTGGGGCTCGTATCGCTAATGCCACTCGACGCTGGCGAGCTCACAGAACGCATCACCATCGAGTCGCCAACCACCGGGCAAAACGAGCTCGGCGAGACGACTCTGACATGGGCCACCTACGCCACGGTGTGGGCGAAGGTTGAGCCACTGTCTGGCCGTGAGGCTGAACGGTACGCCGAGGTGGTTGGGCTGTCTGGCCACAAGGTCACGATCCGTGCCCTGTCTGGCCTGACCACGTCCATGCGTGTTTTGTACCGCAGCCGCACCCTGGAGATAGGTGCAATCAACGAGTACGAACGGCGGTGGTATCTCGAGCTCGTGTGCACGGAGAAGCAGACATGAGCCTGGTAGAAGCGCCGGAAGCGTTCCTGTTTCAGCGGCTCACCTCACGCACCGCCGTGAGCCAGTACATCAGTGCCAGGGTGTACCCGATGTGGGCACCCACTGGCACGCCGCTTCCGCTGCTGACGTACCAGAGAGTGGCCGTCGATCGTCCGCAGTCACTGACTGGGAACGTCGGCAACCCAGTCATCACGCTGCAACTCACGAGCTACGGCACGTCGTACTCAAGCGTCAAGACGCTGGCCCGGGAGGTGCGGTTGGCGGTGGACGGCTGGACCGGAACCACGGCGGGCGTGACGATTCAGAGGACGACGCTGGTTGCCGAGTCGGATGACATCGAGATTCCGCAAGACGATCAGATGCTGCCGTATTACACGGTGCAGCAGGCTTTCGATTTCCGCATCAACGAGGCCACCTAATGGCGGCACCGTCTGTCACGCTCACGTTCCCAGACATCAACGGCCTGGCCGGCGAGTTCCGCAGGCTGCCGAAGTCTTTGGCGGCCACCACGATCGGTGCTGCGGTGAAGCGGGCCATCAAGCCGGCCGAGGACAAACTCAAGCAACTCACGCCGGTGGGGCCGACCGGGAACCTCAAGCGAGGCATCGCCACCAAGGCCAAGAGATACCCGAAGACCGGCACGGCAGTTGCACTTGTTGGATACCGAAAGGCAGGCAGTGGCAAAAAGAAACAGTCAGGCACCAAACGACGCAACAAGGCCAGCGACAAGACCTATCATCAGTTTCTTGTTGAGTACGGAACGGCGAAAAGAGAAACAAAGTCCGGCGCTAATCGTGGGGTGATGCCTGCATTACGGCCAATTGAGCGAGCGTCTCAAGCTGTGCTCAGCCAGGTGCAGGCCAACCTCCAGCGGGAGATGCAGGTAGGGCTGCAAAACGCCATCAAGCAAATGCCGAAATACCTGGCCGCCCGTGCCGCAAAGGGGCGGGAGTAACTGCAAGGAGTCACCTATCTCCTCCTAGGCTACGGGTGGGCATGTTGGCCCACGACTCACTAGGAGACAAGCGATGGCGACCGACTCGCAGGGCCAGACGTTCACCTTCGGCGGCACCAACTTCACCGCCACAAATGTCACCGTCACGCCTGGCGGCGACCTGCTCGATCAGTCCCACCTCGGGCTGGCCAGCGGTGCTGGCCGCATCTACCAGGCACCGGCGCTGAAGGACAACGAGATCAGCGTCGAGGCTCTTGGTACGACCGTCCTGGCGATCGGCACGACTGGCTCCATCTCGTTCGCTGGCATCAGCGGCAGTGCGACCGTGTCGTCCTCCAGCGTGACCTACGCAGTCGGCGAGCTCGTCCAGCAGTCCGTGACGTTCAAGTACGCCTGACGGCCTGGAGGTCGTCGTGGCAAACGTCTCGCAGGGCACCACCGTCACTTGGAACGGCGTGACGCTGGGCGAGGTCGTCAGCGTCAACGTGGATGGCATCACCGCAGAGACGGTCGATGCCACTCCACGGACGCAGGCTGCACGCAGCAAAATCTTCAGCGTCGCCGATATCGACTATGGCACCATCTCAGCGACGGTGCGTGGCACGGCTGCGATGGCATCCACCAACGTCGGCTTGACTGGGACGCTAACGATAGTGGGACCGAGCGTCTCGTGGTCTTTTACTGGGGCCATCTTTGAGAAGCTCGGCTGGTCCGCCAGCGTTGGCGAACTACAGACCTACTCAGTCACGTTCAAGGTGGGTGCATAGTGGGACTCGCTGAAGAAATCCTGGCACTGGATCAGGCACGCAGCCTTCGGGTTCACGTGCCGGAGTGGAAGCGGGATGTGTTCATTCGGACGCTGTTGCTCGGTGAGTTGCAGGACTGGGAACTCGCCTGCCTTCGCAGCAAGGGCGATGGCGTGGACGAGTACCGCACCCGCTACCTGGCGAAGTGCCTGGTGGACGAGAACGGGCGGCAAATCTTCACGAGCGACCAACTCAAAAGTATCGACGGCGTCATCGGCAATCGGCTGTTCAAGATGGCACAGAAGCACAACGACCTGGATGACAAGGAGATCGAGGACATAGGAAAAAACTGAGGGACCGGCCACTGGATGCGTTCCCGCTCCTGCTGGCCGGGCATCTCGGAATGACTCTTGGTGAGTTGCGGCAGCGGATGGACGTTGTCGAGTACAGGCAGTGGCTGGCGTTTCATCGGTTTGTGAATCCACTCGGAGGCGAATGGCGGCAGACGGCTCGGATCGTGGCGGCGACGCTGGCCCCGCACTGCGGGAAGGGCAGGCCGCCAAGAGAAGACGACTTCATGCCGATCCAAAAGGTTCCGATGACGGCGGCCGAGATAGCGGCCGAGCTCAGCAAGTTGAAGCGGTGACGTATGGCGACAACCCTAGCACTGGCGATGCGGGCAAGCATGTCCGCAGGCGGCTTGGTGTCCGGTTCCAAGGAGGCATCGGCGGCACTGGACCGCATGGGCAAGCACGCCCGACAGGCGGCGTCCGATTTGTCGCTGCTCAAAAATCTGGCCATCGGATCGACGATCGCCCGTGGAGTCACTGCGGCATCCAATGCGATTGCGTCGTATGCCGCTCAGGTGACGACCGCCGTCGATGCCACCAACGACCTGGCTCAGCGTGTCGGCTTTAGCGTGGAGTCTCTGCAGGCACTGCAGATGGCGGCCAAGCTCTCGGGCGTGAACGACGCCACGACGGCGATTCAGAAGATGACGGTGGCCATCGGTGCGGCGGCAGAGAGCGGCAAGACCGAAGCATTCACGAAGTTGGGCATCGAGTTTGAGAAGCTGCAGGCGATGTCGCCCGAGGAGCAGTTCCGCACCATCCAAGCGGCCATCGCTGCACTGCCCACCCCAGCCGAGCGTGCGGCGGCAGCCGTTGCACTGTTCGGCAGGAGCGGCGTGGAGTTGCTGCCGTTGATGGAGCAGAACCTGGCCGCCGTCGAGGAGCGGATGCGGCGGCTTGGTGCCATCGTTGGCACCGATCAGGTTGAGGCTATTGGCGCCATGAATGACGCACTTGACATGGTGCGTGCGACGTTCGACGGCATCATCGGCCAGGTGGTTGGCAACCTGGCTCCGATTGTGGAGAGCCTGGCCAACGAGTTTCTGGAGTTTGTGGAGTCGTTCAACAGCGTTAGTGGAGAGGGCGGCACTGGCATTGCCAACACCATCAGCGAAGCCTTGCTAGACGTCGCTGACTACATGGCTGGCGTCTTTGACACGGCTGTGGCCGGATTTGATGGCTTCGGCGTCACGATGGCTGACGTCGGTGCCGTCTTCCAGACGGTAGGCAACATCTTCACGGCATTCACGGAAACACTGCGTGCGGCCTTCAACGTCTTTCAAGTCGCTGGAAACCTTCTGGCTGAGGGGCTGGGGCGATTCTTGGAGGGCATTGGCAGCTGGGTGTCGAGTGACTTGGAAGCCTTCGGCCGTGACATGGCAAGCAGGGCCGCAGAGCAACGCAACAAGAATATGGCAGAAGCGGCAGATGCTGGTGCGAATGCCGCTTCTGCCGCTGGCCGTGCCGTGTTCGGAGGCGAGGCTGGCACGGCACCGGAAGGCCCAGCCCAGCGTGCTGTGCGAGCCGCCAGAGAACGCATGACTCCCGAGGAGCGTGAGCGACGCCAGAAGGAGCGAGAGGCGAAGGCTGAGCAGGACAAGGCGGCCCGAGAGGCTGCAGCAGCTGAGGCAAAGGCCAAGAAAGACGCCGAGGCTGCACAGAAGCGACAAGAGCAGGCCGCCAAGGATGC